TTTTCATCACAATCTGCAACATCAGGTGGAACATCACAGAAAGAATATTCATCAAGCACACAACCTGAATTAAAAGGTGCAAGCAACGATATTGCAAGCGGAATAATACCGGTTGTTTTTGTCTTTTACATATTTATCATCTTTAAAGTATTTTAAAAAATCCATTCACTTCCCCTTATAAGTATAAATTTGGAAAATTCTGCTTGTTATAACGCTTTGTACCTACATTTATATTCAAACAATTTCTGATGTTAATGGTTGCAGTTACACTTTCCGGTGATACAACAACCTCTGTTATCTCAAATAAACCTTTATTTATCTTTTCAACATCAGATGTTTCAACATTTGCAATGTATAACTGTAATTGCACATTTTCGTTACTGTAAACAATTTCACTGATCTGTTTTGCAAGATAGTTATTTACATTTGAAAACACAACCTGTGTGCCTTGCTGTTCTGTTTGGCTTGGTAGTATCAGATCAAAAGGAAAAGGATTGTAAGTTTTTCCATCAATTGTTACTGCCTTTGTATTGTTTACCAAATAATACGGATCTTCAAACTCTGAATGCGTTAATTCAATAAGCATGCAAATGTTTCTGCCTAAATATCTGGAAAATGAATTTTTATCAAGTTCAAAAAATCTTTGCATCTTACACCCTCAATTTCTTGCCAATGATCAATGGCTTATCAGGATTAACAAGCAAATATTTATTATTGGCAATCAAATATCTATCCATATAAACAATGTTGCTGTCAAATGCAAACTGTACTGCTATATTAAACATATTTGATAATGTTGTAATTGAAGGTTTTCCAATAATTCTTACAGTTCTTGTTTGTTCAATTCTGCTGTCATAATATAAAAATGGGATTGTACCACATTTTATTGTGGTTTTAAACCATGTCAAAAATGCAAGGTATTCAGATCTTGTTAATGCAAAAGTTCCCTGCACAAGATCTTGAATGTCTGTAAATCTTACTTTTCGTGTTGGCACACCCTTGTCTGGTGTAATTTCAATACAACCCTCTTGAAATTCTTCCTGAAAGTTCTTTATTTGAAATTCACCCCATGCCCATGTAGATAATGCCATTATGCACCCCCATCATCTACAAATGCAATCTGCATTGTTACATTAAACATGTTTGAGTTGCTTGATATTGAAGGTTTTCCAATCATCTTTGTTGTTTTATAAACATTGTATCTTGTATCATAATATTGGAATGACAATGATCCCTGTTGAATGTTGAATTTATACCAACTTATAAAATCAAGATATTCTGTTCTTGTTAGCGTAAATGTTGCCTGAATAATTTCAACTGCATCTGTAAATCTTTGTCTTTTAAAAGGCACACCGGCATCAGGAGTTATTTCAATTGTGCTTTCCTGAAATTCTTCCTGCAAACTATCTGTTAATATATCACCCCATTGCCAATATATCAAAGTCATGATGCTGTAATTCCTTTTGATTGTTGCCTTTGTACTGCTTTATTAAAACCTGAATTTGTTCTTTCGCTTGATAATGCATTGTTTACTTTTCTGACAAATAAATCAGTATCACCATTCGGTCTTTTAACTGTTTCTATTTGTGATTGAGATTGATTGTATATGTTTACAGTTGAATTTGATCCTGTTGCATATACTCCAAGTTTCCCATTTGCACCCCTTCTTAATGGCATTATTGCCTCTGGCTTGTTTCCTTCTGCCATTGTTCCAACATTGCCACCTGCCATTGGAAAAGCTGTTAAGCTACTAACAACACCGCCATTTGCATGCGGTAATATTCTACCACCCTGAAAAACATTTCCATTTGCACTGTGGAATAATGATGTAATACTGCCACCGATCCCACCGGTAAACACATTTGCAATTGCATCAATGGCTTTTCCCACAACAAATGTTTCAATGAGTTTTGAGGCAATCATACTTAAAACATTCATTGCCACATTGCCCAATCTTGAAAAAGCTGTTTCACCTTCTGCAAGTGGTGTTGTCAATGCACTTGAAAGATCTGTTTTTATGCTTTGCCCAATATTATTCCAGTCAACACCAACTGCATTTGATACGTCTGTATTGACTTGCTTCATTTGGTTTGATGCTTCAACATATGCATTTTTTACTTTGTTGTAATCTGTTGTGCCTTTTTGCCCTGTTAAGATCATATTTTGTAATTGCTGTTGAAGTGTTGTGATCTTGGTTGAAAGTGCATCATAAGGTGTTAAATTCAACTGTACTGCATCATTAACTTCTTTTAGTTTTATAGCAAGTGCAGTTGCATCTGCTTTTGCTTTCTCAAATTCTGCTTTGTTTACAACTTTAGCACTTGCAAGATCTTGCATTCTCTTTTGTGCCTCTGACAATTTTCCCTGTAAGCTGTCATAACTTCCGGTATAAACTGTTATTGCCTTATTTGCATTTTCCATTGCAATTGTGTATTTTGTAAGTTCTTCTTTGCCTTTTGCAAATGCTTGTGTTCCCTCTTGACCATGAATTGCCATCATACGCAACTTATCTTGAAGTACATTTATTTTTTGTGTTAATTTATCATATTCTGTTGTTTGTGCTTTTTTAGTCTTTGGAGTTTTCGCAACACCGGCACTATCTGCAAAACCTGTGCTTACCTTTGTTGTTATAGGTGTAGAAAGTTTTTTTTGTGCCTGCTCCATTGCCCTTTGTTGCTTTAGGTATGGACTAAAATCAAATACAAGTGTTGCATTTGACTTCCTTTTGCTTGCCCAATATTGATCCCATGATACTTTTAAGCCCATCAATGTTGATTTTTCGCTCTCTAGCCATTTAATAGTGTTTAATGTTGCATCTGCCATTGCTGAAAGTGCATTGACCGCCTTTTTTGCAACCGGTAAAAATACATCACCAATTTCTTTTGCAACCAGATCCCATTTATCCTGCATAGTGGATAATGTACCTTCAAGTGTTTTGCTTTGCTTATCCATCATGCCATAAAATCTGCCACCCTCACTGGTAACATCAATCATTGCCTGTTTAACCATTGAAAAAGAAATCTGCCCATTTTCCATTTCTTTTTTCAGGACTGCCATACTTTTTCCGGTCTTTTCACTCATTACCTGTAAAGGGTTAAAACCTGCATTTACAAGTTGCAAAAGATCCTGCCCCATCAATCTTCCTGTTGATCCAATTTGAGAAAAGGCAAGTGATAACATGTTCATTTTTTCTTGGTTTCCGCCGGATATATCACCAAGCAATTTTAAATCTGGGATAATGTTTTGTGATGCCTCACCAAATGCCAAAAGAGTTCTTGCATTATCTGCAAGCCCTTGTGTTGTCATTGGGGTAACATTTGCAAGTGCTGTTAAATCTTTAACAAGCTGTGTGCCTGCCTGCTGTCCTGCCATTACCTGAAAAGAAACATTTAATTGTTCAAAGTTTGATGCAACTGTCATTGCCTGTTTACCATATTCAAGCAACTTCATACCCACAAGTGCAACACCTGCACCGATAACTGCACCTTTAAGCCCTGAAATAGCACCACCAAGTTTATCAGTACCGGCAACTGCCTTTGATCCTGCTGATCCTGTATCATTAAGTGATTTATTTAACTGTTGAAAATCTGATGATGCTTTTTGTGCATTGTTTTCAACTAATATGGTAACTTTTCCATCTTGCGTTGGCATTTATATCATCCTCATTTCATTTTCAGTAAGGTATCTGATCCCAAGTGCTTCATTGTATGGTAATGTGTTAATATCTAATACAATTAAACCTGATCTATGCCACCGCCATTTTTCAAGAATTTTATAAAATTCATTGTCCAAGTTATTCCATAAATCTTTTTTCTTTCCTATTGCAATAGGGTTTTCAACATCACCAACAAATGTTTTATTTTCTGCATGTCGTGGGTTATATGTCAACTCACCAGTTTTGTATATTTCCCACCCTATTTTTACTTTTTTTCGGTTTCTGTTGCCTTATCTTTTTCTTCTTTGATCTTCTTTGTCATTGCAATAGCACAATCAGCATGAATTTCTGTTAATGCATCACAATTGCCAATCTGCATCAATTCTTTGTAGGTTGTGTATTTAATTTCTTTGCCTTTTTCATCTTTCAGTACCGGTTTATTTTTAAAGCCGGTTGAACATGCAAAAAGAAGATCATGCACTGAATGCCCTGCAAAAGTAAAGTTTGTTATATCAATAGTGTTTGGAGTTCTAAACAGAAATACAGGGGGTTTGTCTTCCCCCTTAAATATTTCCGGTATTACTTCAAACTGTTCAATTTGTTTTACTGTTATTTCCATTATTTAACCGCTTTCTTTTTATGCCTGTTCAATTTCAAAGAAACAAGCCTTAATGTCGTTATCTGTTGCAATTCTAAAATCAGATTTGAATGATTGTTCACCATCAACTGATGCTGATGCAGTGTATGACAACATTGTAATAGGTGCAACATACATTGCAACTGCTTCATCTGCTGTTGAAGTGCTGTTTACTTCCATGATCATAAACAATGGATCACCATTTACTTCTGAAATAACAACTGATTGAAGATCTGCACCTTGCACAACTGTTGGTATAAATTTACCAATAAGATCTTCTGTAAATCCAATTGTTTCTCCATTTTTTAATGTTATGTCAGAAACTAAAATATAGTTTACTAAATTTAACATTATTTCGTTT